ACAAAGAAAAGTACAAGAAGTTTTAATTAATTTTGAACCAAGAATTAAATTAGTTCAAATAGTAGCAAATCCGAATATTGATAGTAATGCATATGATTTAAGAATTTATTTTTATGTTGTTGGTTCAAATGAGTTAGTAGAAGTACAAACATTTTTAGAAAGACTAAGATAAGATGGCAAGTAACAAATTAGAAGTATCAGATTTTGATTTTGATAGTATAAAAGCAAATTTAAAAACATTTTTACAAAGTCAAACAGAATTTCAAGATTATAATTTTGAAGGTTCAGGCTTTTCTATACTTTTAGATGTACTAGCATACAACACACACTATCTAGGCTTCAATGCTAATATGTTAGCAAACGAAATGTACTTAGACAGTGCTGATATACGAAAAAATATTGTGTCGTTAGCTAAAATGTTAAACTACACACCATCATCAGTAAGATCACCAGTAGCGAGTATAGATATTGAAGTAAATGATGCAACAGGTTCAACTTTAACATTAACAAAAGGTTCCGTATTTACAACTTCAGTTTCAGGAGTAAGTTATCAATATTTAACAAACGAAGATTATATAATTACACCTAGAGATGGTGTATATAAATTTACAAATGTAGAAATTTATGAGGGTACTTTAGTTACATTTAGATATACTGTTGATATAAACGATCCAGACCAAAAATTTGTAATTCAAAATGCAAATGCAGATACAACGACATTAAAAGTTTCTGTTCAAAACAGTTCTACTGATACTACAACAAATACTTATTCATTAGCTGGAGGTTACAATAGTGTTACCGATATTTCAAAAGTTTATTTTTTACAAGAAATAGATGATGGTAAATTTGAAATTTATTTTGGTGATGATAACGTAGGAAAAAAATTAGATGATGGAAATATAGTAATAATGGAATATATTGTTACAAATAGAGATGAATCAAATGGTGCTTCTACATTTACTTTAGCTACAACTATTGGTGGATTTTCTGACATTAGTATTATAACTAAATCTGTATCACAAGGTGGTAATGCTGCTGAATCTAAAGAGTCAATTCGTTTCAACGCACCATTAAGTTATGCAGCTCAAAATCGTGCTGTTACAACTGTAGACTATGAAACTTTAGTAAAATCAATTTATCCAAATGCACAATCAGTGAGTGCTTGGGGTGGCGAAGATGACGAAAGTCCGGCTTATGGTACTGTTAAAATTGCTATTAAAGCGGCCAGTGGTTCAACACTTACAACTGCCACAAAACAAAACATAGTGCAAAGTTTAAAACCTTATAACGTTGCTTCAATAAGGCCAGTTATTGTAGATCCTGAAACAACTTCTGTATTAATTACAAGTACAGTAAAATATGATTCGAGATTAACTACAAAAACTTCTGATACTTTAAAATCTAATATATTGGATAATATAACAACTTATAATGACAATACATTACAAAAATTTGATGGCATTTTTAGATATTCAAAATTATTAAGACTAATAGATGACACAGACGCAAGTATTGTGTCAAACATTACTACAGTAAAAATTAGAAAAAGTTTTAAACCAACATTAAATCAATCAACAAGATATGATATATATTTTAGGAATGCATTATATAATCCTGTAGATGGATATAATTCTGTTGCAGGTGGTATCTTACAATCTACAGGTTTTAAAATTTCAGGTGATACAACAAATATATATTTTTTAGATGATGATGGTGAAGGCAATGTAAGAAGATATAGGTTTTCAGGTGGTGTTAGATCATATGCTACAACATTTCAAGGTTCAATAGATTACGCAACAGGAGAAATAATTTTAAATTCTTTAAATGTTACAACTATACAAGACATAAGAGGTGAAGCTTCCACTTCTATTGAATTAATTGTTAAACCAAATTCTAATGATATAGTTCCAGTAAGAGATCAAATAATAGAAATAGATGTTGAAAATTCTATTGTTGTAGTTGAGATAGATGATTTTGCCGGAGGTGGAGCTGATGCAGGAGTAGGATATACCACAACAACAAGTTATTAATCTCTATGGCAAATTTTAATGAAAAAATTTCCAATTTAATAGAATCACAAGTTCCTGATTTTGCAATATCAGACCATCCTAAATTTTTACAATTTCTAAAAACATATTATACATTTATGGAAGCTGCTGAATTAGCAGTCACTTCTGTTCAAACTACAGACGGTATAATTTTAGAAACAGAAACAAACCAAGAAAACTTATTATTATTAGACGGCACTAGTATTGATTCTGATAGAACATTATTAAATACAGACGATAAAATATTATTAGAAAGTTCTATATTTGGTAAATTTACACGAGGTGAATTAATACAAGGTCAAACATCAAAAGCTATTACGACAGTTCTTACTGAAGATTTAAATAACAATCGTTTATTTATTACATCACAAGATAAATTTTTAATTGGTGAAACAGTTTTAGGATTATCTTCTAATGCGAGTGCTGTAGTCAATAATTACAAACCTAATCCAGTAAACAATATACAAGAATTGTTAAACTTTAGAGATCCTGATAAAGTTATATCTAATTTTTTAACAAATTTTAGAAAAGAATTTTTATCAACACTACCTGAAAATTTAAATAGTAATGTAAATAAAAGAAACTTAATAAAAAATATAAAATCAATTTACCAATCTAAAGGTACAATAGAAGGCCATAAATTATTTTTCAAACTATTATTTAATGAAAATTCAGACACTTTTTATCCTAGAGAAAACCTTTTAAGAGCATCAGATGGTAAATTTTCAACTGAAAAAATTATTAGAGTAGTAAATATTAACGGTGCAATTGCAGGACTTATTGGTAGAAATATTACCGGTAAAACATCTTTCGCAACTGCTATAGTAGAAAACGTAAAGTTTTATATTATTGGTACTGAACAAGTAGCTGAAATCACAGTAAATGAAGAAACCCTATTAGGAAATTTTTCAGTAGGAGAAATAATTGAAGGTACATCAACAGATACAGACGACACTTTTATTACAGCAACTATAACAGGAGTGCCCACACAAAAAAATATTTTAACAGACGGTGCTATACATTCTGTGGCAGAGCCAGTAGAAGTTATTGGTGGAGGTTCAGGTGCTATTGTACAAATTAAAACTTTAGGTAATGGTGGAATTAAAGAAATAATTATAGATACACCTGGCGTTAACTATACAATTGGTGATGATTTAATATTTAATAATGCAAACACTAATGGAGGAGGGGCTGCAGGATTCGTTTCTGTTGTTAATGGAGGATTTACTTTAGAAGAAAGCACAAGCACTGAAGAAGATCATATTACATTAGAAGCAGGTACAACTGAAGGAGATACATATGCAGGAAATAAATTTGTACAAGAAAGTTCAACAGGTGTTAAAGATGTTACAGATATTTATTTGTATTCAAGTGGATCAAATTATACTTCTTTACCAACTGTAACAATACAATCTAGTACAGGTTCAGGTGCTTTTATAAAAGCTTGGGGCGGAGATATAGGTAGAATTTTAGATGTAGAATTAGTAGAACCTGGTATTAATCATCAATTAGCTCCTACGCCACCTACTTTAAAGTTTAGAAAAAATTTAATTTTAATAGGTGTTTTAGGAACATTTGTTGTAGGAGAAACAGTAACTATAACGGGTGGAATTACAGCAACAGTTACGTCATACAATGTTAATTTAGGTTTATTAACAGTAAAAGATAATACAGCAGTTATTGGTGTAGGTACAGGAAACAAATTAGTAGTAGGCTCTACATCAGGAGCTTCGGGAACTTTAAACAAAGCTACAAACGCAACAGGCACTTTAACAGTAGGTGCTGTGGCAAACTTAGATGGCCGATTTACAAACGAAGATGGATTTATTTCAGAATTTACAATGAAGATACAAGACAGTTTATTGTATCAAGATTTTTCATATGTTATTAAAGTGGGCCGTTCTATATCTGATTGGAGAAATGATTTTAAAAAGACAATGCACACAGCAGGATTTTACTTAGCAAGCCAAGTAGAAATATCAAATAGATTAAATGCTAGAATTACAACACCTATAACTGGTGCTACGACAGGTGTTGTAGATACTCCTTTCTTTAGTATCGTAGATATTTTATTTACAACAATATTTGGAAGAAGATTAGGTACTAATAGTGATGGTACAACTTTAAGAATTAATGCACAAGTAGGTGTATCTTCAGATTTAGATTCTGCAACTATATCTCAATTTTCTAATACTACAAGAGATTTAACTTTGAATAGATTACCAATTAATATTGATTATACATCAAGACCTAGAGGTGTATTCAATGATGTTAATGTTACTCAAGGATTTGTATACGCTGGCCCACGATATGGTACAATTAATAGAGAAATTTTAAGAACGTTTGTAAGACAGGCAGGAACGAATTATAGTATTGCAACCTTGAATGAAAATTCAACTTTTGGTACAAGAACATCTTTAGATGGTGAAGATAATACATTAGCATTTACTGCCACTGAATTAGGTAGGTTTATGAAAACTAAATTAACTATGCCTTCTGAAATCACTGTTTTTGAACCTGATAATAGATTTGATAATACACTTACAAGATTTGACCAAACAATTGATGATGTTGGCACACCAATAACTTTTGATGATACAACACCTTAAAATGATTATAAATATAGATAAAGATTAATCAATGGCTAAACAAACAATTAATATCGGTACAGTACCAAATGATGGAACAGGTACAAACCTGCGTTCTGGTGCAACATTTATTAATGATAACTTTACAGAATTATATAACGCATTAGGTAGTGCAGGTACAATTACTTTAACAGCAACACCAACAGAATTAAATCAATTAGCAGGTGCCGTAATTGTTACAGCAACCGGTTCAGCTACTATTACAAATAAAACA